TATAGTGGTACGGTAAAAATCAGAGGTCCGCACTTGGCAAAGGCCACGTTTATCGGGATTGACGGGGAGTACGAAACTGCAACGGAATTTGTCAAGGTTTCGGGGGGTGCGGTTAGGACAGCCCTAGCTGATGTTGACGCAGTTAGGTTCCAGTTTTCAATTGATAACATCGCCAGCGGCACCATCACCATGTACGGACTAAGGAACTCATAAAGGAAGGTCAACCATGACACCTGAAGAAATACGAAAGAGGGCCGAGGGAGACCTAGAGTTCTTCATAAGCCTGATCGCACCTACTCAGGTACTTGGTAACTGCCACAGGGACGTGATCCACTGGTGGAACCGACAGGAAGCTAAACACCACCAGCTTCTCCTGTTCCCTAGAGACCACGGTAAGTCCCGCCTAGTAGCCTACAGGGCTGCATGGGAGCTAATGAAGGACCCTACGATACGTATCCTGTACATCTCCGCTACGTCAAACCTAGCAGAGAAGCAGCTTACTTTCATCAAGGGTATCATCACTAGCGATATCTTCCGTAGGTACTGGCCTGAGCATACGCACCCTGAGGAAGGGAAGCGGGCTAAGTGGACTAACTCAGAGATTGCTCTGGATCATCCACAGCGTACCAAAGAGAACATCAGAGACCCCTCGATATTCACGGCGGGTCTCACAACCTCCATCACTGGTCTCCACTGCGACATAGCAATACTGGACGACGTGGTGGTCAATGAAAATGCATATACCGAGGAAGGACGTAGGAAAGTCCAAAGTCAATATTCGCTACTCTCGTCAATCGAAGGAGCAGACGCCCGTGAATGGGTTGTTGGCACACGGTATCACCCAAAAGACCTGTACAATGATATGATGGGTATGGTCGAGGATATTTACGATGACGAAGACACGAAACAGACTGAGGAACACATCTACGAAACTTACGAACGAGCCGTCGAGGACCTTGGGGATGGAACCGGAGAGTTTCTATGGCCGAGACAGCAACGCAAGGACGGAAAGTGGTTTGGATTTGACAAACGTATTCTGGCTTCCAAGCGTGGCAAGTACCTCGATCGACTTCAGTTCAGGGCACAGTACTACAATGACCCTAGCGACCCAGACAATCGACCTATAGATTACGACCAGTTCAACTACTTCGATCGTAAGCATCTGAAGCAGGAGGACGGTATTAATTGGTTCTACAATGGACGCAGGCTAAACCTAATAGCCTCAGTGGACTTCGCCTTCTCAACACGAAAGGGTGCCGACTACACAGCCATTGTTGTCATTGGTGTTGACGAAGATAACAACATCTACGTCTTGGATATCGACAGGTTTCAGACTGACAAGATCAGCGAGTACTTCAAGAACATCTTGGGTCTCTACAATCGGTGGGGCTTCAAGCGCCTCGTAGCAGAGACTACAGTAGCCCAACAGGCGATCGTCAGGGCTCTGAAGGAAGACTGGTTCGCAGCGCACGGGTTGAACATCCGTGTCATTGAGGTCAAGCCTACGAGGAACCAAGGCTCCAAGGAGGAACGCATGGAAGCTATTCTCATGCCTAGGTACGAGAACAACCAAGTGTTCCACTATAGGGGTGGCAACACGCAGACGCTAGAAGATGAATTGGTGTCACAGAACCCGGCGCACGATGACGTAAAGGATGCGTTAGCCAGTGCGATCGAACACTCTGTACGACCAGCTTCTAATGTTCACTACAAGAAACATAATGATAATGTCGTATGGCACTCACGCTTCGGCGGAAGATCACACTAGAGGATAACAAATGGCCAACAGGACTTTAGACGTCAGTAACTTAATTACAGCAGATACAATAGCGTCCACTGTGGCTAACCGCTTCGAAGAGTGGAATATGTACCGCCAGCACTGGACAGAGGAGAAGAAAGAACTCCGTAACTATGTCTACGCTACTGATACACGCACCACGAGCAACAACAAGTTACCTTGGGCTAACTCTACTACTACGCCCAAGCTAACACAAATCTATGACAACCTGAAGGCAAACTACTACGCCTCCCTGTTCCCTAACCGACAGTGGCTAGAGTACGAGGGCGACAGCAAACAGGATGACACTAAGCTCAAGCGTGATACCGTAAAGTATTTCATGTATAACAAGACAGCCAACTCAGGGTTTGTCAACACAGTAGCAGATGAGCTTCTGGACGACTGGATACTCACAGGAAACTGTTTTGCTACTATTGACTACCAAACTGAGCGGGTACGCCATGATAATGGAGACAACACCTATGGTTACATTGGCCCTAAGCTCGTGCGTATTTCTCCTTTTGACATCATGTTTGATATTACGGCAAGCTCCTTTGACAAGACCCCTAAGATCATCAGGTCCATCAAGACCCTAGGTGAAGTAGCCAACATGGTTGCAGAGGGTAAGGATGAGTACAAAGCGATCTACGATAAGATGATGATGAACAGAGCCGAGGTTGGTTCTGCTACTCAGGTCACAAAGAGTGACGGCTTCATCGCTGATGGCTTCTCCAGCTTGGAACAGTACTATCAGTCAGGCTACGTTGAGATACTCACGTTCTATGGTGACATGTACGACGCCTATGATAACTCGGTTCAACACAACCGGATCATCGAAGTGGTCGATCGTGCGTTTGTCATATCGAACAAAAGCAACCCATCGTGGCTACCAACGACCGTATACCATAGTGGCTGGCGTTCTAGGCCAGATAACCTCATGGCAATGGGTCCATTAGATAACTTGGTCGGTATGCAATATCGTATTGACCACCTAGAGAACCTCCGTGCAGACGTTTTCGACCAGATCGCTCTACCTATGCTAAAAATCAAGGGTGATGTAAGAGATTTCGACTATGAGCCCGGTGGTCGTATAGTTTTGGGAGACGAGGGTGACGTAACATCCCTTGTCCCAGAGAGTTCAGCCCTACAGGCAGACTTCCAAATCCAAAATCTTGAGAACAAGATGGAGGAGCTAGCAGGTGCACCAAGGAATGCTATGGGCATTCGGACACCCGGCGAGAAGACTGCCTTCGAGGTTGATGCTCTAGCAAACGCCGCTAACCGTATCTTCACTCATAAGATCGGTAAGTTCGAGCGTGAGTTTCTTGAGCCTGTCCTTAACGGGATGCTCGAAAGCTCTCGACGCCTCATGAACACTTCGGAAATCGTCAGGGTTTTTGACGAACCGACTGGGATCACTAAATTCCGTGAGATAACTCGTGAAGATATCAATGGTAACGGAAAGATCAAGGCTCGTGGCGCAAGTCACTTCGAGGAGCGTAACCAGCGTGTTCAGAACATTAACAACCTGATGCAGATCAAGATGGCTGACCCGTCAGTTGGTATGCACTTGTCAGGCAAGGAAATCGCAAGGATGCTTGCTGAAGAAATCGGACAGGAAGCTCTGTTCGGAGAGAACATCGGTGTCACTGAGCAGTCTGAAACCCAGAAGGCTGGCCTCGATGCTGAAGCAGACGTCAACGAGGACCTTGAGCAGAAAGCGGAGATGGGCCTATGAAGTCAATATGGCTTAAAGGTCATGAAAAGAATAAGGAGGCTAGACGTGAGCAGATTAAAAGTGCTGCTTGGGCGTTCAGTCTCCTTGAGGAAGTCTTGGAGAAGGAGTTCAAAAAGAAGTCCCTTCCGAAAGACTATAGTGATCCACAGTGGGTCCACAAAACGATTGCAGCGAATGAGTACAACCGTGCTCTCGATGACCTGCTGTCACTAATTCAAATTAACGAAGGATGACCATCCAATGAGCGTTTTCGACGACAACCAAGCCGTAGCAAACGATACCCAAGCTGCTCCTGCAGAAGGCCAGACCCAAGCCGACTACGTGAAGCAACTTGCAGAGGCACGCGGAGAAAAGTGGACTGATCCACAAGTCATTGCCAAGGGGAAACTTGAGGCTGACGAGCATATCACGAACTTAGAAAAGCAGCTTGCAGAGATGCGGGATGACCTAGCTAAGAACAGCTATGCGGAGCAGGTACTTGAAGCACTGAAGAACAAGGACGGTACCCCACACCGTGAACCTTCAGAGCCCAACAACAATAATGTAGGGGACGGATCAGATCAGAACACCACTGACAAGACCGTAGATATTGATAGCCTTGTTGAGCAAAAGATGTCAGAGCGAGAGCTTAAGCAGACTATTGCTCAGAACGTATCGACTGTAGAGGCTCACTTGGAGCAACAGTTTGGTACAGAGGCTACGAAGGTTGTTCAGGACAAAGCTAAGGAGCTTGGTATGTCAATGGACAAACTGAAGGCAATGGCGGGTGAGACCCCGAAAGCCTTCTTAGCCCTCGTAGGTTCGGCCCCGATTGTAGAGCGTAATGCTAACGTCACTTCCAGTGTCAATACTACGTCAGGGCAATTTCAGAACTCTGGTCAGAAGAACTTCCAGTACTGGCAGAAACTTCGCAGAGAGAACCCCAATCAATATTATCGTCCTAATGTCCAGAATGAGATGGTTAAGAGCCGTCAGGAACTAGGCGATAAGTTCTACTAACAAGGAGATAGTCTCATGGCTATGACTACAGCTAATTCTACCCTTCTGACACGTCAGGAGATTTGGTCCGCTGAGCTTAAAGAGACGTTGAAAGACGACTTGATGGCACAAAGCTACGTGCGTATGCTCGATGGTTTTCCAGACGGCGAGACCTTTACGATCCCATCGGTCGGCGATGCTCGTACTGATGACTACAATGAGGACGCTGCTGTTCAGTACCGTCCGCTCGATACTGGCGAGTTCCAGTTCTCGATCACCGAGTACCTCTCTTCGGGTACTTACATCACTAAGAAGGCCGAGCAGGACATGTTCTACATGAACGAGCTTGTTTCTTCCTTCGTGCCTAAGCAGCGTCGGGCTATCATGGAGCACTTCGAAGTGACTTCCTTGGCGGCTCCAGAGGCTGGTGTTTCTGCTAACTCGCAGGAAGCAGTCAACGGCGCTAACCACCGCTTCTCTGGTGGTAACACTGGTGTCATCGAGCTTGCTGACTTTGCTGCTGCTATGTACGCCCTGAAGAAGGCTAACGTCCCTCAGGAGAACATGGTTGCTATCGTCGATCCTTCGGTTGAGTTCATCGTGAACACACTGACGAACATTGTGGGTGTTTCTGACAACCCAATGTGGCAGGGTATCCTCGAAACAGGCATGGGTCGCGGTATGCGCTTCATCAAGAACATCTATGGCTTTGACGTCTATACGTCTAACTACCTGCCAGCGGTGGCTGACAGCGCACTTCCTGACCGTGGCGGAGCAAACAACGTAGACTACTCGTCCACGAACGGTAAAGCGAACTACTTCTTTTCGGCTTCGGGCGATGTTCTTCCTCTGGTTGGCGCATGGCGTCAGGAGCCAGAAGTGGACATGGAGTACAACAAGGACTACCAGCGCACTGAGTTCGTTACGACGGCTCGTTATGGTGTCAAACTGTATCGTCCTGAAAACATGGTAATGGTTGCCTCAACCCCAACGATCACCTAATTTAGCTAGAAAGAAGGAGAAATAAATATGTCTATTTGGACAAATAGTGATGGCCTGAAGGTTCGCTTCGGGCTTGACCGTGCAACGTCAGTACCTTCGGGTTTTGACGCGGCAAGTAACCGTAAGTCGCTAACGCATAAGTTCGCGTTTGGTGACATTGCAACTACTGATGTTACTGCGCCTGCAGAGGATGAAGCCTTCATTCCTGCTGGTTCGATCATCACGAGTGCAATCCTGTATGTAACTTCGGGCTTCGTTGGCGCTACTGGCACCCTCGACATCGGCCTGAAGCTTGCGGACGGTACCAACACTGACGATCAAGGCATCGACGCTGCCATTGCTGTAACGGCACTGAACGCTCTCGGTGACACGATCGTGTGTGACGGTGCTTATATTGCAGATGGGGACCTAACGGCTCTCCGCATCACTGCGGACCAGTATATCATGACTACGTGGGACAGCGCAGCCTTCACGGCTGGTGCAGCTACGTTGGTTGTTGAGTATATGGACCTAGAAGACTAAAACTAACGTACCCTCGGTCTTCGGACTGGGGGTACACCCTAATTATTATGGAGACGCACTAATATGGCAAACGTACAACACTCCGCGCTTACTGGTGCTGAGCTTCACGAACCTAAGGGAGTAGCCGCTGCTACTTCAAAACAAGTTTACATTTCAGACGGATCAACCTCAGGCGCATGGACCGACTGGCCTACGGGCTTCGGGTATTACCTCGACGCGGGCGCTTCACAATCCATATCAACTACTGAAAGCCTAATCTCTATTGATAAGGCAGGAACGGCAACAAACGAGACCGCCCTCCCTCGTGCTATTCGTGGTGTAGGTACTCTATGGGCATCAGACAAAATCACCCCAATCGCAGTAGGGGACGCCTACGAAATTCGTCTTGACGTCCCTGTCACCGCTAAGGCTGGTTCCCCCGCAGAAGTTACTTTTACTTTTGACATCGGGGGCTCAACCTTTGGTAGCGCAGTTGCTATAGTTGAGAACTACTACCCAACAGGGAAAGCTACCCCATACACTATCTCTATCTCTACAACCTTATTTACTGCGGCTACGTTCGTTGCAAACGGGTGTCAAATTTGGGCGGCTACAGATACAGGTACACTGACTGTCCTTAACCCCGGCATATTAATCACCCGCGTTCATGGTGGAGGTATCTAATGCCCCAGTACACCCTGCTGCAGATCGTGCAGAAAATTCTCAGTGACATGGACGGAGAAGAGGTCAACAGCATCGGTGACAGCACTGAGGCTACTCAGATCGCATCTATCGTTGAAGACACCTTCTACAACCTTGTCACTAACCGAAAGTTGCCAGAGCATAACGAGCTTATCAAGCTGACTGCTCTCTCAGACAGCAACTTCCCTAGTCACTTCCGTGTCCCAGATGGCACGTACAGGATCACGAACGTGTCCTATGATGCATCAACGGATAGCTCATTCGAATACAAGAGCATCAAGTGGTGTGAGCCTGAGGACTTCCTCGACCTTGTTGACAGTGCATCAGGTACTGCAGGTACGGACTATAAGAACGTATCCGACAAGAACGCAGGATCGAACTTCAGGATCAGACTAGACCGTATGCCATCGTATTACACGTCCTTTGACGACTACTACATTGTCATGGACAGCCTAGATCAGACGATCGACAGCACCCTACAGACCTCCAAGGTCAGGGCTATGGCTACAGTCATCCCTGTGTTCGATGCAACCAATGATGACTACGTTCCTGACGTAGACGCTAACTTTCACCCGCTACTTCTTGCCGAGAGCAAGTCCGTAGCCTTCTCCCTGCTCAAGGGTGGACCTGATCCTAAGCTAGAACAGGCATCACGCCGCCAGAGAGCAGACATTTCAGATGACCTCTACAACATGAAGAAAAGCAGGAGCATTTCTAAATATGGCCGTACTTGATAAGATCGCAACCAAGCGGATTAAGAAGTGGGGCGAAGGTCCCGGTGAGTATGACACCTTCTACGACTACAGGGGTGTGTCAATCCATTACGAGGAGGGCTTAGACGACGTCTGGAAGAAACCATATGTCAAACTCCGGTGTGAGGAGAAGATGAAGGGCTCTATGAACGTAGAGAAGGCCATAGGAGGCTCCAGTATGTTCCTTATCACCACTGAGGTAGGGCAGGTACCAAAAAACCTCAGAGGCCGCTACACGGACCTCTCCGAGGCTGTACGGGCCGTCTTCGATTACCTCGCTAGTATGCGACCCACACAACGCAAGCGAATTGAAGAAAACATAGAGAGAAAAGAGGCTGCTAAGCAGTCATAGGAGTTATGAATGGCGCAGCAGGTTGGACAGAAGCCCAAAGTTCAGTTGAACAAAGGCTTAATTACAGAAACAAGTGAACTAAATTTCCCTGAGGGAGCCTCTGTCGATGAGCTTAACTGTAGCCTACTTCGGGATGGCTCACGCAGACGTAGGCTAGGCTTTGAGTACGAGACAGGCTTCAGCACTGATGCTACTGCTACAGTCACTGACGGGGACGTCACCAGCATCCACACATGGAAGAACGCTGGTGGCTCCGTAGGCATTAACCTTATCGTCGTGCAGATGGGTGGTACACTACACTTCTACACAGAGAGCACTGCAGCTATCTCGGCTAACAAGCGGAGTTTCACGCAGGCCCTATCTACATTCGAAAGGCCCACTGGATCAGCCGCTACTGAGAAGATACAGGTCACATCCCTACAGGGCTACTTGATTGTCACGAGCCCTGAGATAAACTCGTTCTACATTAACTATGATGACGCCCTAGGAACAATCACCTCTACGAAGATTGACTTTCGTATCAGGGACTATGAGTGGCTTGGTGACAACACAACTTATTCTGATGAACTTGCTACTGGGGCA